CGGCACGAAGCCCACGGCTGGGAACAACGGTCAACAGACCACATCCGCAACGTCGCCTACCTGCTCACGCACCGGCTCATGTCCTGCCCGTGCGGGTTCTACGGGTGGGTGCCACTGAAGGAGGCGCCGTGAAGATTTGGGAACGCGCGTTCATCGAGTCCCACCTGATGTCACCCCACGGCCCGCAACGCATCGCCGCCTGCCGAACCGCCTACAACTACGGCTTCACGATCGACGAGATCGTCGAGACTTCCGGGCTCCCGAAGTGGCGGGTACTTCAAGCGGTGCTGGGTGAGGCCGTCAACCGAACAACAGACGACTAGGAGGGGACTGGATGCCACGTGATTCACGCCTGTACATGACGTTCCCCATCGACTTCGCCACACACCAGAAAGTGTCGCGACTGTCCGACTCCGCGTTCCGCACGTTCATCGAAGCGAACGGGTACTCGAGGGTCAGGGAATCAGACGGGCGCATTGAGGTTGCCGACGCCGAGTTCATGTGGCCGACCGCCGCTTTGGACGAGTTGTGCGCCTCACATCCCACCCGGCCGCTCATGTTCCGCGACGGTGACGAGTACGTGCTGCGGGACTACGCCGAGCACCAGTTCACGAAGGCTGACAGGGACGCGCTGACCGAGAAACGGAGCCGTGCAGGGCGAGCAAGTGCCGACAAACGTCGAACACATGTTGAACAGGTGTTGAGCACGAGCCAACACACGCCAACAGAGATAGAGACAGAGATAGAGATATCTCCTTCTAACGAAGGAGATAGTCCGCGCAAGCGCGCTCACACCATCCCCGCCAACTTCACCATCACCGAACGCATGAGGCAGTGGGCGGCAGAGAACGTCCCCCTCGTCGACATCGACAAGGTGCTCCCCGAGTTCATCGACTACTGGCGTGGTGTCGGGAAGGCGATGAAGGACTGGGAATCGGTTTGGCACAACGGGATGCGTAAGCAGCAGGGGTTTGCGGAACGTGACCAGCAGCGTCACGGCCCGAAGCAGTCGAAAGCCGCTGTCAATGCGGCCGAGTACAGGAGGTTGTTCGGTAATGGATCTCAGGGAGTCGTTCCAGCTATTGACGCTGGCATCAGCCCGTGACGGTAGGACCGTGGATCAGGCGGTTGCTGCGGTGTGGGCGAAGGATCTTGAGCGGGTGGACCTGGATGTGGCTGTTGAGGCCGCGACCCTGCATTACCGGGAGTCGTCGGAATGGCTGATGCCGGTGCATGTGATCCGTAACGCCCGCCGCGTCCTCGAGGGTCGGGAGCGTGCTGCACGGTTGCGCCGGCAACTGGAACCCGAGGTGCGGGAGTTCTCCGACGAGGGGATCAAGGCGTACTGGGCTGAAGTCGAACGGCTCAAGGAACTGAAGACGGCGGGGGAGTCATGAGCCTGTACTACGAAGACGAATACGTCACGCTCTACCACGGCGACTGCCGCAACCTCATCAACTGGCAGCGTGCTGAGGTGCTCATCACCGATCCGCCTTACGGGATCGGATGGAAGCAGGGCAACAACGCCAAGGCGCGGCGCTCAGCACATCAGGGCATCCTGAACGACGAGGACACGTCAGCGCGGGACACCGCCGTCAAACTATGGGGCGAGAAGCCATATCTCGTCTTCGGAACCCCGAACGCCCCGGAACCTCCCGGCGTCAAACAGGTGCTCATCTGGCGGAAGCCCGTGGACGCGGGCGTGGTGACGTGCACCACAGGGTTCCGCCGCGATACGGAGTTCATCTATCTGGGCGGCAAGTGGCCTCGGAAGGGTGCGGCGCGTTCGTCGGTGCTCACAACGGACGGGTCGATCCACAACTACCTGAACGGTCATCCGCACGCAAAGCCGGTGCCGCTGATGATGCAGCTCATCGAGGCCGCACCGGAGGGTGTGATCGCTGATCCGTTCTCCGGGTCGGGCTCCACCTTGGTAGCGGCTCGGAACCTCGGGCGTAAGGCAATCGGTGTCGAGATGAGCGAGGAGTACTGCGAGTTGATCGTGAAGCGCCTGTCTCAGCAGGCGTTCGACTTCTCAGTATTGGAGGCATCATGAGTGGCGACGAGCGCGAGGCGTGGACGGACGTGCGCATCCGCGAAGCGTTCATCTACGACGGCGGCGAATCGGAATACCACGACCCGATCAACGGGGCACGCGAGCAGCGGCGCATAGCTGGCGCAATCTTTGACGCGTGGCTTATTGCTCACGACGCCGAGGTCCGCCGGCAGGGTCCGAACAACGACGAGTGGCAGTACGGCGAGCGGTCGCTTCACTCGATGATGGTTTGGCTCGTCGATCGCGAGCGGCGCCCCGATATCTGGGAGGACGTGCCACCTGCCCGGCGCGTTCGTCGCCGCAAGGCTGGCCCGTGGGAGCCGGTCGAAACCGCGAGCGACGCGTCGTGAGGCGTTTGTCTGATGCGGTGTTGACGGCCCGCGGAACCCTGCTCGAACAGTACGACGGCACATGGGTCCGGTTCGATACCCCGGTGCGGATTGTGGACGCCCGCCCCCGCAGGAACACCCCGAACTATTTGGGGTGGGCGCGTGTCGACGCGCAACCTGGGCCGGGCGGTCGTGTCCCGGTGCGGTGGATCAACGAAACCAACTTCAACAAGTACTACCGAAAGGTGCAGTGATGGGGAAACAGACGCGCGGCACACGAGACGGCAAATGCGATGGGTTCAGATCACTCACGGGCACAGGGCTGCTCTATTGCGACCGTGAAACGGGACACCCGGGTGGCCACCGCGACGACGTCGAACGCGTCTACTGGATCGAAACCGCTCCGGAGCTGGAGTACGTAGCCCTGTGAACGTTCCTCGTGTTCGTGTCCCTATGACCATGTCCGGGTACTGCGCCCACCCATCCACACCCGAACACACGGGGTGCGAGCGGGGGTCGTGTACCTGCACCGACTGTGACCACAACGAACGGAACCGAGATGACTGAGACGCTGTTCGGCGTTCCAATCGACCGCACCGAGACTGACGAGCGCTTTACCCCCAAGTGGATATTCACGGCGCTCGGTGAGCGGTTCGACCTCGACTCGGCGCACCCACTGGATGCGGTGACGAACGTGCCGTGCGATGCGTTCTACACCCGCGAGGACGACGGGCTGGCATCTCCGTGGCACGGGTTCGTGTGGTGCAACCCGCCGTTCTCCAACGCGACCCCGTGGGCGGACAAGATGATCGCGCACGGCGATGGCCTGTTCCTCGGCCCATTCGCTAATTCGGCATGGACGCAGCGCATGCTACGCGCGAGCGAAGCCGTATGGCTGATGCGCGATTTCGCGTTTGAGCATCCTCTGCACGCAGGGAAGCGTTCGTCCATGCCACTGGCGATGTATGCGCTCGGTGAGCGGGCTCGTCTGGCGCTCGCCCGCGCGGCCCGGAAGTGCCCTGACGCGGGGACGCTCGTCACCGTCACCCCGCCGACTGACTAGCCCTCAACCCGCCCTTTCACGGTCCTCTTTCCTTCGGGTAGGGGGCCGTTTCTCATACCCCCAAGGAACCAAACGTGAAGATCCAGGTCGACCTTGACCCCCGCGATGTTTGGCGGATCCAGGAAACAGCGGAACGCCGCGGCATCACACCCGGACAAGTCCTCCGCGACGAACTCCTACGCCAACGCCACGGTAGGGACTTCCGTGAAGCCGTCCGCTCGAGGGTCATCGCCGGCATGTGCGACGCCGACATTGCGTCCGAGTTCGTATGGCCCACAGTCGGCACCATCGCACAAATCCGCCGCTCCCACGGGCTCCCCGCCAACCACCGATACCAGAAGAAGAACTGATGCCCAACGACAAACTCCCCTGCCCCCGCTGCGGACTCGTCCGCACCATCTTCCAGGGCAAAAGCATGAACCGTTCCGGCTACTGCATGGACTGCAAAACCCAACGCGGACAAGACAGTGTCTCCCGGACATGGATGGACGACGCAGCCTGCGCCACCGTCGACCCGGAACTTTGGTTCCCCAGCGAAGAGGACGACTGGCGCCCCACACGTGACGCGAAGGAGATTTGCGCGTCCTGCCCGGTGCGTGACCTGTGCCTTGCCGATGCACCTGCCTGGGACCGGTGGTCGATCCGGGGTGGGCAGACCGCTACCGAACGCCGACGAAAGGCCGTCGCATGACTGACAGCATCAACCAGCCGGCCCACTACACGCGGTTCCCGGTCGAGGTGATCGACATCGCGGGGCACCTGAACTTCCCCCGCGGCAACGTCGTGAAGTACGTCGCCCGCGCAGGGCACAAGGAGGGTGCGGACGAGCTCGACGATCTGCGGAAAGCGCGCGTCTACCTGGACTGGGAAATCAACCGCCTCGAGGAGGGCGAATGACCGACACAGTGTCGTTCTTCATCGAAGGCGTCCCAGTTCCCCAGGGCAGCAAGACCGTTTCGCAGGCGAAAGGCAGGGCGTGGTTGCGGGATGCGAACGCCGCCCGGCTGAAACCGTGGCGGCATGTTATCGCCACTCATGCGGACCTTGGGGTCACGTTCGACTGTCCAGTCATCGTGACCCTTTCGTTTGTCCTCCCACGGCCCCAGAAACCCCGCTGGGGTGCACCGGGCGTGCGTCCCGACGTCGACAAACTCTCGAGGGCCGTCCTAGACGGTCTCACCGATGGCGGGCTACTTGCCGACGACTCACTGGTCGTGACCCTCGTCGCGACGAAGCGTTACCCAAACCCCGGAGACCCTACCGGCGTCGGAATCGACGTCACCGAATGGAGCAACCAATGACCGAGTACATCACCATCCACGGCGGACTCACCTCCGCACCCGAACTCCGCTACAGCGCCTCCGGTGTCGCCATCGTGTCAGGCACCGTCGCATCAACCGAACGGTACAAGAACCGCGACAACGAATGGGTCGACGGGAAGTCCCTCTACCTCCGCTACTCAGCGTTCAAGGACATCGCCGAGAACATCGGTGCCTCCAACCTCGACAAGGGCTCACAGGTCGTCGTCACCGGGAAGCTTCACACCCGCGAGTACGAAGACCGGGATGGGAACAAGCGTTCATCCACCGAGCTCGAGTTGACCGACTTCGCAGTCTCACTCCGCCGCGCCGTGGCCGACGTGACCCGATCTGGCCCCGCAGCGCCGGCGCGCCAGAACCAGGCTGAGACCGCCGTTGCCGACGCATGGGCTACCCCTGGCGGCTTCGGGGCCGAAAGTCCCTTTTGATGGGCCAGCCGCGTCCCTGGTGGAACCCGTCGAAGGCTCAGCAGGCGGTCATTGACTCCGTCCGGAACCCTCCCCCCGAACCACCCACCCACCGCTGTGGACGCTGCAACAACGGCACAGGCGTCTACAACCCCAACTGTCCCAACGCAAGGAGAACCGGATGACCCCCGAACAGGCGCGACAGATCATCGCGCTCGCGAACAAGCGTTGGGTGTGCGAGGTGGTTTCGAGCGGAACTCACAACGGGGCCGGTTGCACCGCGAAGGTTCCGCATGGCGGCTGGTGGGTGTGCGGCGAGCGGTACACGCTGTCGGTTCCCGCGGAGGTGGTGGAACGTGCCGCGAATACTTGATCTCTTCTGCTGTCAGGGCGGAGCCGGTATGGGGTATTCCCGTGCCGGCTTCGACGTTGTCGGGGTCGACATCGACCCGCAGCCGCGTTACCCGTTCGCGTTCCACCAGCGGGATGCGCTCGACTTCCTCCGCTGGCACGCGCGCCACTTCGACGCTATCCACGCATCACCGCCGTGTCAGTTGTACTCGAAGACGCATCGCATCAACCGGAGCGACTTCCCGGACCTGATTGGGCCGACACGGGAACTGCTGGACCAGACCGGACTGCCTTACGTCATCGAGAACGTGATGGACGCGGAACCGGAACTGAACGACCCGGTGATGCTGTGCGGTGAGATGTTCGGACTCGAGACGTACCGTCACCGCCTGTTCGAGACGAACTGGGGCCTGGCGGCTCCGGAACATCCGCCGCATGTCGCGAAGACCACGAAGATGGGTCGCACTCCGGTCCCCGGCGAGTACATGCACGTCGTTGGCAACTTCTCGGGCGTCGACAAGGGCCGCGAGGTCATGGGGATGCCGTGGGCGAACCGTGACGGGCTGCGTGAAGCAATCCCGCCCGCGTATTCGGAGTACGTCGGCCGGCAACTGATCGACCACCTCACCCGTGAAGAGGTAGGCGCATGACGCGGCCGGGAACGCTAGGTCCTGTCCTGCCCACGTCGGCGAAGGGGCATTGCGGGTTCGTTACGTCGTGGGCTGTCCACATGTGTGGCGCCCCCGCAACCATCCATTACCTGATCGACCCGGAGTCGAACATGTTCGCGTGCGCCCAGCATGCAGGCCGGGTTGCTGTCGTGTTTCCCCCGGTTGATCGTCACCCTGCAACGTCGGAGTGTGTGCATCCGGGGTCGGAGTGGCGCATGTCGGGGGTGCGTACCGGCTTCTGTTACGTCCCCGCGGAAGACGTTGAGCTTGTGAACGAATCGCAGGAAGTAGGCGCCCGATGACCGAACAGACCCGCGAGACCACGATTCACGACGTCGTCCACTTCATCCTCAAGGGCAACTGTCCCGACTGCTTCCACCCGGAATGCCTCGCGCGGGTAGATGTCGTCGAGCACTTGATGCGCGTTCTCGAAGCGGAGGCAAACGGTGTCGGCTGAACAAAGCGAAGATGCGGTGGGGTATCTCACCGCCGATCAGTTCAACCGGTTCGGTTGGGCCATGCACCACTCCCGCGACCTCGTGTCCTGGTTGCGGGTCGCCGGGTACATCAAGTCCGCTGACGCTGACGTGACCGTCGCCACCACACGTGACGGTCACATCGGCCTCCCACCCACATGGTTGGCTGCGGATGCGATCAGCCGGCTTCTGTACGAGCTGAACGGGTTTCGGGAGCTCGAGGACGCAGCCAACGACATCAACGGCGCCGACCTCGCCAGCGTCTTCACCCGCGAAGTGGAAACCGCCCGCGCAAGGTGGCCGTACGAGGACCGACCCCACTATGTGCAGTGGATTCGCTGCCCCGCATGCTCACACATGTCACTCCGGTACCACCCGCCGAGGTTTGACGGGGACCGGATCACCGTGAAGTGCATGCTCTGCCAACACGTCGCCGAAGAGGACACGTTCTCTGTCGCGGCCATGCTTCAGGAGAGAGAACTTGCGGGACGACTGGGTGACGATGAAGCAAGCTCTGGAACGAATTCCACGGACCGAAAGGACAATCTACCGGTGGGTGCGTGACGGGCGAGTACGGACCATGCAACCGCTGCGGGTTCTGTGGTTGAACCTCACCGATCTGCTTAAGGCGGAGTCGGAAGCCCGCCCTGGCCGACCAATCGGAAAGAAACCTGAGAAATATCCGCGTGACGGTTGACAAAACCTGTCATATCTGTCACTGTGTGTAGTGATGGTGGATTCGTATGTCCGCCACCAGATCTAGCCCGCAAGTCGCTTCGGCCACTATGCGGGCTTTCGCGTTCTCCCGGCAGCGGCGACCCCGTAGTTCGGTTGAGGAAGGCCGCGCCCAGGAGCCGGCCACCATACCCAAACACGGTCCCAAAGTCGCGCCGTCGCTAAGCGCGTGACCGTCACAACCCGAAGCCACGTAACGGTGCGGTCGGGCCTTTCACTTTCCCTGTGTACGCGCCCCGCGCTTTCCGGGGGAGTGTGCACCCAACCCCGAGGGGGTACCTCGTGGCAATTGACCTTGCTGGCGACCTCGCCAAGCTCCGCAGCGGGAAGCCCCGCACTTTCGACCAGTGGCTCACCGTCGCCGACGACGACACCAAAGACATGGTGCTCGCGGCGATCGCCGACGTGAGCATCCCCGCGAACCCCCTGGCGAAACTTCTGACCGACAAGCACGGGATTCCGATCACGCGCGAGACGATTGTGAAGCGCCGTGAGTCTTGCTGATGACCTGGACGAACTGACCGTCCCCACGCCTCCCAAGAAGTATCAGAAGCGGGCCGAGTACGACACCGAAACCGGCAAGGGTGAGGGTGCGACCGGTCCCGTCCGCACCAAGATCACCGACCACGCGCAGCTCCTCGAGCTCGCCGGGTTCGACTCCGCCAACTTCCGCATCGTGGGCCGTATCGCCCAGTGGACGAAGACGTTCCACGACAAGGAAGACACCTACTCGTTCTTCTTCCAGACGGAACTGATCCGTCCCGAAGAAGACGCCATTGACCTCCCTGCCCTCTACGCCGAAGCGAGACGCAAACCGCGAACCCCCATCAGGGGTACGGCTGACAGCCGAGTTACTGTCGTCGCTCTATCGGACGTCCAAGCGGGCAAGGTTGACCACAGGGGCGGCACGCCCGAACTCATCGACCGCTTGGCGGGGATGAGGGAACGGCTTGCCGCCCACCTCAAGGTGCGGAAGCCTCAGGCAACTGTGCTCGCTGAGGTGGGTGACCTGTTCGAGGGGTTCGAGTCGGGTGGCAACCCGATGTTCACCAACGACCTGTCCCTGGCGCAGCAGATGGACCTTGCCGGTACCGAGGTGTACCGGTTCATCGAGGTCATGCAACGCCACGGGCGCGTCGATGTGGTGTCGATCCCGTCGAACCACACCCAATGGCGGTCAGGTAAGCAGCAGCTCGGCAGGCCCGGTGACGACCTAGGTATTTTCGTGCACCGGCAGGTTGAGAAACTGGCCAACGCGGCCGGTATCGACGCTCACTGGACCTACCCCGACATGTACAACGAGTCCGTCGTCATCGACGTCCTCGGCACCGGTCTGGGTGTGGTCCACGGGAACCAGTTCAACACTGGTCAGGCGGTCACGTGGTGGCAGAAGCAGCAGCACGGTGGCATGCCCACCGCAACCGCTGACATTCTCCTCACCGGCCACTACCACCACCTCACTGTGATTCCTTCGGGCCGTAACCCGGTCACAGGGAAACCGAAGTGGTGGCTCCAGGCGCCGACGACCGACAACGGTTCGTCTTGGTTCCGGAACGTTGGTGCCGGCGACAGTGACGCGGGTCTGCTGGTGTTCGACATCACGGAGGACGGCTTCGACCTCTCGAGCCTCACCGTCCTCTAACCCCTGACTTTGCGTGGGTATACCGACTGTGTATGCCCACGCAAGTTACCTTCTACCGCGAACGGCGGTGCGTCATGCTCGATGCGACCAGACGGTGTGACGGGAAAGAGTGCGGCGCGCAAGCGTACGTATTCGTCGAGATCGGTGAACACGAACTCGGATACTGCGGGCATCACGGCACGAAGTATTGGAAACGGCTTCACGAGGTTGCTGACCGGGTGTTCGATTTCCGGTACCTGATCGCTGAGGAGTCCTGATGTGCCGGTGTGAGAGTGACGAGTGCTGCAACCTTCGGGCTGAGTACATCGACTCACGGATCGGCCGGCTGGTAAGTGAGCAGGCTGAAGTCGCGCAATGTGAGGGTGAGGGCTCAAAGTGACGGACACATGCACAATGACGCTGGTCCTCCACGTCGACTCGCTCACATGCGACCTGAACCAGCCGGAAGGTCACGCCGGCCCGCACCGTGGAACCACCGCGGGCGGGCAACGCTACTGGTGGGCCTACGCCAGATGAGTGACACCACTAAGAACGCTCTAGACGCAGCCCTAGCCGCACACATCGCAGACAGCATCGAAGAGAACGTCCTGGTCACCGGTTACGTCCTCCAAGCCGCGTACGTAACGATCAGCACGGAAGACCGCCGCACCACCGGGTACTTCTCCGAGTTCGCTGACGACCAGCCGTACCATGCTGGACTCGGACTCGCCGTACACCTCGTAGACCTGTACCAGTCAGGTGCGTTCGAGGAAGATGACGACTGATCTGAGGGGGTTCTCGTCTATCTCGTCGCGGTGACGACGCAAACCACACCACGGGGCTGACAGGAAAGCCCGACACACCACACGGTACTAAGCGACCGGGAGGCTAGCGGCGGATACACGCGGTTCGACTCCGCGCAGCTCCACAGCGGTCGCGTGACTCTGCAAAAGCCGCGACACCGAACGGGGTAGCAGAAGCCCACGGTTCGGCGGGAAGCCCATCCCGACGCCCTGTCTCTCTCCGGGGAGCAGGCCAGACGTAGACCAAGCGTTCAACGGGCACTACCGGCTGATCGTCTAACGGAACGGCCTCTGCACATCAACACCCTGAGTCCTAGGCAACTCTGATGGGTGTGACTTACTGCATGGTCTAGGACACCCCGCATGGGCGAGGGAGATCCGGGTTCGAATCCCGCAAGCCGACTTCAATTCCCTTCGACACCTCCGAGGTACACCATGCGTGTGTGCTCAGCTACGGACGACTTCCTCCGGCGTAAAGGGCTCGGGGATCAACCCCGCCCGAATCATACGGTCCTCAGCAAGAGCCGCCCTGAACTGCTCCCCAATCCGCTTGGCAAGCGCAGCATCACTAGCGCTCAAGTTCAGATCGGTCCCCTTGAAACCCCTCATGGTCCCCTCCATACGTCGGATTAGCGAAGCCTAGCGGCAAGGGGGAAGGACATGACATCCCCCAGACACAACGCCAATGGGCACCGCAGACGCGAACTCGTCAAGAGAGTGCGTGCGGAAGAGACCCACTGTGCCCTCTGCGACAAGCCCGTGGATAAGACCCTAGGCATGAAGCCGGGGGAGCATGGCCCGAGATGCCCCGGTGGGGCATGCGCAGGGTGCATCCCACATCCTCAACGCGGTGAAGTCGACGAGGACATACCCCGCTCACGTGGTGGCTCACCATACGAACGAAGCAACTGCCGCCTCATGCACCGCGAATGCAACAGGTGGAAGTCCAACATGACACTCAACGAAGCACGCAAGAAACTTCACGGGCAAGCAGGACCAACAGCACCAGTCAAAGCATCACCCATCTGGTGACAACCCTCGCCCGCAAGCACCCAACCCCCCACCCCCTCCCACCCCCTCCACGGCACCCCCGAGGTACTGGGCCTTTTCACACACGGCAGTTTTCGACCCCTTTGGAGGCCGGCTGATGGCCACGCATGTTGTGACAATCAGCCCCGGTGAGGTGCGTCCAATAGGTGGCACTTGCAGATCGTGTCACTTCGATGCGCTGGCAGAACTGACGTTCTACACCCTTCGCGAAGATGGTCCCCACGTGTTCGCGCGTTGGGTGGGCTGTGCCAGATGTATGGAGGCGTGATGGCTGATCGCGCAACGGAGCTCGAGGATCTTCGGGCGTTCCTCTGGGAGTCGATTCGGGCTGTCGATCCTGACAAGCGCGCGCCTCTCGCGAATCAACTGCGGGCCACGCTGACGGAACTTGCGGAGTTGACCAAGGGCTCAGGGAAGGTTGGTGACCCGGTTGACGAAATCACCGCCCGTCGCGCTGCTCGGAGAGCAGGCACCGCCTAGGGTTCTGGTTCTCCCGGATCGTTCCGTGGCGAACGACTGGGAGGACGTTGCTGATCTCAGCGCGGGCTATGGCTTGTCGCTTGACGGGTGGCAGGAGGATGTGCTTCGCGCTGCGATGGGTGTCCGTTCGGACGGTACGTGGGCGGCGAAGCAGATTGGTGTTTCGGCGCCGCGGCAGAACGGCAAGTCGCAACTTATTGTGGCTCGTGCGTTGGCCGGTGCGCTGGTGTTGGGTGAGAAGAAGATCATCATCTCCGCTCATCAGCAGGACACTGCACGGGAGACGTTCGCGAAGTTCTTGGAGATGTTCGACGCCAACGATCTACTGCGGTCGAAGGTGAAGCAGGTGATGAACGCTCTCAATCGGGAGTTCATCAAGTTCACGAATGGTGCGGAGATCCGCTTTAAGGCGCGGTCGACGGCTGGTGGTCGTGGATTCTCGTCCGACCTGCTGCTGTTGGATGAGGCGCAGATCCTTGGGATGCCGGCGTGGGTGTCGATCAACTCCACGATGTCGGCTCGCCCGAATCCTCAGATTTGGCTTCTCGGTACTCCTCCGACGCCGGAGGATAACGGTGAGGTGTTCACGTTCATCCGTGACGCGGCAATGGCTGGACGCTCGTCAGCTCTCGCCTACCTCGAGTGGTCGGCGGAGCCCGACGATGACCCTGCACTGTCCGAGACGCGGGCGAAGGCTAACCCCGCATGGCATACGCGCATCAATCACGATGTCGTGCAGGGCGAGTTCGAGACCTACCCCGCTATCCGGTTTGCGATGGACCGCCTGGGCATCTGGGCGACCGAGCTTGAAATCTCGGGGGCGATCTCATCGTCTACGTGGAGCGATCTGGCTGTAGACGAGGCCCCCGCTGGCACTCTCGGCGCTTTTGCTGTGGCGTTCTCCGCTGATGGGATGCGGTACTCCGTGGCGGGTGCACTGACTAACGGTGAGAACGCGCACGTTGAGCTCATCAGCGCGGACGTGGGGTCGGTTGATGCTGGGCTTGCACCTCTGGCGGATTGGTTCACGGAACGCGTCGGCGGGGTTTCCCGGTGGCGCCGAGTGGAGTCGATCGTGATTTCGGGGCGTGCTGGTGCGGCCGTGCTGGCACAGCTTCTCAAAGAGCGTGGCGTTTCTGAGCGTCGAATCGTCCTGCCGTCCACCGGCCAGTACTTCGAGGCGTGCGGCGCGCTGCTCGAGCGGTGCAGGCAGGGCACTATCTCCCACCTCAGCACGGGGCAGGAGCGGCTAGACGAGTCCGTGCTTGGCGCGGTTCAGAAGCAACGCACGCGCGATGGTGCGTGGGGATGGGAAGTACCCGGTGGGGATGAAACACCGGTTGAGGCTGTGAGTTTGGCGCTACTCGGCGCGCGGACTTCGCGTCGGGGCACTCCCCGTCGCATCTACTAAAGGGGGTTTGCATGGCCGTTACGCCTGCTGAATGGCTCCCGGTATTGGCTAAGCGGCTCGATGACCGGCGTGCCCGGGTTGATCTGCTGATGTCGTATGTGACGGGCGATGCACCACTGCCGGAGATGAATCGGGCTACCCGTGAGGCGTGGCAGAGGTTTCAGCGGGAGGCGCGGACTTCGTTCGGGCTTCTTGTCGTGGAGGCTCTGACGGATCGTTTCGTGCCGAACGGTGTTCGTGTTGGTGGTGATGATGAGTCCGAGGCGACGGTTGCCGCGCGGCGGATCTTCCGTGACAACCGACTGTCGGTGGTGTTCCCCGATGCTGCGCGTGATGCGTTCACGTGTTCGGTGGGGTATCTCATCGTGGGTGAGGATGCTGGCAAGGCCGTTATCACGGCGGAGTCGCCCCAGTTTGTGACGACGGCTCCTGATCCTCTGCGCCCGTGGGTTTCTCGTGCGGCGATCAAGGTGTGGCGGGACGAGGATCTGCGGTTCGACTTCGCGTTTGTGTGGGCGAACGGTCAGCGGCAGAAGTTCGCACGTCCGGTCAA